CACAGTTCCGCCGGCGGCTGCGGCCGACATCGGGCCAAGGACGGGGAAGCCCGCATCGTCTGCGCGGCCGCCGGCCGGCTATCGCGTGATCGACCAGTACGAACTCGAGGGCCGCTGGCACCATATCTACATCGGCGACCCGCCCGAACATTTCAAAACCTCGATCCCGAAAACCGGCGCGCTATTGAAACGCGCCTTTGCGATGAAAGCGCCGATCGCGCTCGACATCACGGCGAACAAGACCAAGGGCGAAGCTGGATACATCAATCGCGTGACGTTTCTGAGCACGGATGCCGACCTCGAGGCGCGCGAGGCGATACGAAGCGAATCAGACGATCCCCCGAGTTGACAAAACATCCGTGTCGGGCCGGGCGTCCGGCATTTCTGGACGCTTCAGCACGGCGGGTTTTTTCACTGTAAATATTGCGGAAAGGTTAAACGGAGCGAGCGTGCCTAAAGCGCTGTCGATTAAATCAAAACCCGCACTGATTCAGGAACGCTGGCAGGATTCCCCATTGCCGGCGATTCGAGCCAAGTGCCGCGAGATTTACGAACGTCGCAATGAACTGATCGGCGAACTCGATCTTAATCAGGCCGATTACTACCGCCAGCACGCGAATGCGATCGAGCGATTCGTAGGTAATCGTGAGGGCCGCGACGATGCACGCCGTAGTGCGCGGATTCTAGAGTGCGCCGTGGGTGCGGCACTTGGTATCGTCCGCGCAGGACAGCGGACCGATCGTCAACCTTCGCAAGCTAGCGAAGGTTCAGGAATCAAAGATCCTGATGACCGTCATCGCTGTCGGTTGATTTTTAAGTACCGTCGGGTGTGGGAGCCGCTACTCGAGGACCGCGGCTTGACGCGGCTGCAGGTCTTGACGCTGATCAAGATTTACCGGAATCGGGAAACGAATCCACCAGTAGGCTCCGCAATGATTCACCAGGCAGACTGGCGCAACTGGCTGGCCGCGCAACCGACGTGCGATCTGCTTCTAACCGATCCGCCGTATGCGACTGAGGTCGCCGATATACGAGCCTTCGCGCATGACTGGCTGCCGCTCGCGCTCGAAAAGGTCGCACCGACGGGCCGTGCCTATGTCTGCATCGGCGCGTACCCGAATGAACTCGAAGCCTATCTGACCGTACCTCGAGGGAAACTCACGCTCGCGCAAGTCCTGGTATGGACCTATCGCAACACAGTAGGGCCGGCGCCGAAGCTCGATTACAAACAGAACTGGCAGGCGATCTTGTACTACCGCGGTGCCGAAGCCGCGCCGCTCGAGTGTCCACTGCTGACGGAGTTATTCAGTGTGCAGGATATCAACGCGCCGGATGCACGGCAGAGTGAACGCTATCACGCCTGGCAAAAGCCCGACGCGCTCGGTGAACGGTTCATCCGTCATGCAACGAAGCCGGGCGATCTGATTCTGGATCCGTTTGCCGGCACCGGCACGTTTCTAATGGCCGCCGCGCGTTTGGGCCGCGACGCGATCGGTTGTGAGCACGATCCGAAGCAAGTGGAGGTCTGTCGTGAGCGAGGTTGTCTGGGAGCCTGATGTCTCAGTCGACGAGGATGCCGAGTTTTCGCGGCAGGCTTTTCTCTTAACGTGGCCGCATATCCGTCATCTCTTCGGCCCAGATGCGGAATATCGACCACTCGAAGAGAAAAAAACAAAGGCGCACCATCGTGAACTGGATCTAGTCGGTGGCATCGATGGCTATATCGTGCAAGAGAACGTCATACGAACCGTAGCGCAGCGAACACAACGCATTGAAATCTTTCCACGCGCAAATACTTTCACGCTTCGTCGGCGACGCACGACCGGTACCGCCACTGAATACTTGAAACGGCTCGAGGCGATCAACAACGGTGATGCCGTTCCTTCTCTGACGATTCAGACTTATTTCAGCGAGACGCAGAATTGTCCTATGAAAGTTGGCATTGCACACACCGTGGCGCTATATCGATGGACGCATGAACATTTGACCAAGTGTGATGTTCGCACGGCCCAACATGGTGGCAATGAATTCCTGGTCATTAAATGGCTGACGCTTGGACTCGAAAGCGATGTGCCATACGCAACGTGGTATCCAACCTCGCGAACACGTGGCCCAACCGCATTTTTTGATCGGCCCACGTGGCCGAAGAATCGCTGGATCTGAACGAATTAAACGACAAAACCCCTGAGTCGGATCGGATCAGGGTCTGATAAGCCGGATTATGTTGATTCTTGATCTCTGCGGCGGATCGGGCGCCTGGTCGCAGCCATATCGCGAGGCGGGGTACTGCGTCGATGTCGTCGATCGGCCCCGCGACGTCCGCCTGCTGCAACGCATCAAAGCCGGTGTCCATGGCATTCTCGCAGCCCCACCCTGTACCCATCTCGCCGGATCGGGTGCGCGCTGGTGGGCCGATAAAGGCGACGAGGCATTACGCGATGCACTCAGTGTCTCCGATGCATGTCTTCGGATTGCTTACGTCCAGCAACCGTGCTGGTGGGTGCTCGAGAATCCGGTCGGCCGGCTGGTGTGGTATCTCGGCCCGCCGGTCATGGCGTTCGATCCGGCGGATTACGGCGATCCCTATACCAAACGGACGCTGCTCTGGGGCAGGTTCATCTGTCCGCGCAAACGTCGCATCGTCGCGAGCGAGGGCTCGAAAATCCATCCCGTGGGATCTCGTCGTCGTGGCGTTCGGCCTCGGTTGGACGCTGCGATCGATTGTGCCCGTGCGGATCGATCGCTGCTGGATCGGCCACGACTGGGTGGTGATCGGCGAACCGAATCTCGCGATCGCGCATCAGTGGGTCCAGTGTCGCCGCTGCGGCGTGGTGGACGTCGAGGAGCCGTAACGTTCGATCGCGTTCGGGCAGAAAGGGAGTGACTCCGTGGCCCCGATGAGTGACAAGAAAGAAGCCTACCCGTTGAGTTGGCCGGACGACTGGCCTCGTGCGCGCCCGCAAGACCGTCGTGCCATGGCGTCCTGGAAGCGGACCGCGAATCAGTACCGCGATGCGCTCATCAACGAGTTGGCGCGCATGGGTTCGCCCTCGGCGGTCATCTCCTCGAACGTCCCGCTGAATCTCCGGGGCGCGATGACGCCGGGGGTCGAACCGCTCGACGTCGGGGTCGCGGTCTACTTCTCACGCAAGCTGAAGGAAGATTTCGCGTGGCAGGACGCGCTCGGGGTGCACGATCCCGCGCCGACCGAGGCGCAGGTGAGCGAGGCCTATCGGCGCCTGGCGCAGCAGTACCACCCGGATCGCGGCGGCGATCTCGAAATGTTTCGATCGCTCACCCGGCACCGCGACAACGCACTCGCGTGGATCAACCGGAAAACGAATCAACGGTTCGATTACGTCATCGCGTGCGATCAGTTTCTCGAAGTGCGGCTGAACCTGGCGGCGATCGGGCTGACGATCAAAGCCATCCGCCAGATCGAACGGTGCGGCACGTCGAGTCTGCTCGAGCGGGCGTTCAAGGGGTTCGCGGCGCTGCCGGCGCATGTCGAGAGCGCCGTTGCAGGCGCCGCGCGGTAAGCATGATGGCGCTCAAAGCGATCACCGACGGCACGGTCATCGACATTGGCGTGGATGCTCGTGATCAGGAGATCGAATCGCTGCGCAGCGAGGTGCGCCGCTTGCACCGCGCCGTCAACGATGCCGACGTCAAGGCGGCGCGGGCGCGTGAAGACGCCGATCGCGCGCTGTCGGCGCTCCGTCGGCAGTTGAGTCCGCTCTATCGCGCGCTGCAGGCGGTGTTCGGCGAGCTCGACGCGGCCGGCGTCACCGATGCGTCATCGGCGTCGAGTCCCACCGCGGGCGAGACGGCGCCCCCGAATGCGCGCGCCTCGGCGGTGTGGGAAGCGTGGAAGGCGAAGCTCGGGCCGTCGTGCGCGAAGGTGATCGATGCGCTCCTGCTGCACGGCGAGATGAACACCACGCAGCTCGCGATCGCCGTCGGCATGAGTCGCAAGCCGATTCCGAATCTGATCTACAAGCTCAATCAGGCGGGGCTGATCACCAAGAACGGCGGTCGGTTCTCACTCAAAACGCTCTGACTGCGAGGCGCTATGACTGACATCCACGTCGACCCCGGGTCCAGCTTCGTGACGGTGACCGCGATCCCCCCCGCGTTGACGGTGATCGAAGTGTTCGCGCCCGATCAGTACAACGACCTCGGGGATGGCGACTACACGCTCACCGCCGGCCACTACGCGCAGGGTCTGACCCGCGATGGGCAGCCACCCATCGATCCCGCCCTCATCAATGAGGAGCATCCCGATAACCGCTCGCAGCCCGACGACGTCATGTCGATGCAACCCGATGGCTCGTGGCAGACGCGGCCGAAAGGCGCGAACGGCCCGTACGAACGCTGCAAGAAAACGGCGGCGGGCGCGGTGTATCGACCCGTCGTGCCAGGCGTCGCGCGCCTCGTGGGTGTAGCGACGGAGGTGCCGAACCAGTGATGTCGATGGCGATCGAGGCCGACGAGCCGCCCACGTTTCGGTTGCTAGCTGACGATGGGCGGCTCGTGTGCGAATACATGCCGAGCCTGGACGCGTGGACCGACCTGCAGGTCCTGGCGCGCGTGCGTGGGCAGTCGGTCGAAGACCTGATTCGCTTGGCGCTCGACACCTGGATGGACGGGGAGGCGCGTGGCCCGGTATCCGCCGACCGCGAATCGCGGCCAGCTTCGCAGCGTGAGACCGGCCGGTTTCGCGCAAGCGTTCTTCGAGGCGAATCCATGAATCGTAGAAGGCCAGAGGATCGGTTCGACGGCGAGCTGCCAGAAGAAGCGCCGCGGCAACAAGGCGTCGTCGGCCAGGTCGCGACCCTCATCCCCGAGAAAGGCTACGGCTTCCTGTTCGCGGAGGGCCGCAAATACTTTTTTCATCGCAGCGACTTTGTCCGCGCCGCGGACTTCGACGCGCTGACGGTCGGCCTCTACGTCACGTTTCTTCCAATCGAGCGCACGGCGAAAGGGCCGCGCGCCAAGAACCTCGAGCTCGCGTGACAGGGGAGGTCATGGCGGCGGAAAAATCCCCAGCATTCCAGTTCTATCCCAAGGACTTTCTGTCCGACCCGAACGTGATCAGTATGCGAATGGCCGAGCGCGGCGCCTATATCACGCTGCTCTGTTTGTGCTGGATGGAACAGGTGCTGCCGGCCGATCCTGACGAGCTGGCGCGCCTGTGCAAAATCCCACGCTCGATCTTTGCGGCTATGTGGCCTAACCTTTCGCGCTGTTTCATTCTCCAAAATGGTACACTCGTACAACCGCGTCTCGAGCGCGAGCGCGAAAAGCAACATATCTATAAGCAACTGCAATCACTTAAAGGCAAGCTCAGCGCGGCCGGCCGATTCAACCGCGGTTCAGGCTCGGTTCAACCGGAGGGCAACTCTTCGTCTTCTTCTTCTACTACGTATAAGAACAAGCTAGTACAGACGCCTGTTCAGGTCCTCCCATCCACAGCTTGTGGACGTCAAAAAACTGACGTCGACGACGAACCGCTGACGCGGCAAGAAACGACGCTCGCCGAACGGATCCTGAAGAGCCGGTTCGGTCGCTGCGAACACGATCCGCCGTGCCACAACAGCCTCGCATGCACGAACAAGATCGCGTACGAGATCCGCGCGAAACGGAACGGAGGGTAGCGATATCTCCACGCGTGGCTGGGAGTCCGTGACGTTGGCTGAAGCCGTCGCAAAGACCGATGCCGACACGCGGTCGAAGTACGGCAACACGCGCGTGATGGTCGACGGGATCACGTTCGATTCCAAACGCGAGGCGGCGCATTGGCAGTTGCTCAAGGCTCGAGCCGCCGCCGGCGAGATCACCGAGCTGCGCCATCACGTCGTCTTTCCGTTGTTGTGTCCGTACGAAGATCGCGCGCTGATGGTCAGCACGTACGAAGCCGATTTCACATATCGCGATCAATACCGCCGGCTGCATGTGGTCGACGTGAAAGGGCAGCGCACGCAGATGTATCTGCTCAAGAGACGCTGGCTGCAATTGCAAGACGGGATTCGGATCGAGGAACCGTGAGCGTGCAGCGCGTCGCCTTAACGGTCGGTCGCGAAACCTTCGATCTCGAGTTGGTCAATACGATTCAACCGGACGGGCGATCGTTTCGGCTGCTGGGTGGCCGGTTAATGCTCGTCGCCGAAATCTACGTGGCCCACGACGCCATGTGTCCGGCACGGTTGCCGGAGTCCAACGATGCGTCCGGTCCCTGTACGTGCGGCGGCCAAGAGGCGTTTAACGCGCTGCTCGACGTCAAACGGGTTCGCCGATGACCACTTTTGGGAGCCTGATGTTGGACGAGCGCGACGCAATTGGTTATCTCGAGACTCTGGGGCGTGCGGGCTTCATCGTCTCGATCTGTTGCGGTCCCTGCGGCGCCCAGCCCTTCGCCTGGAGCATCAATGTCATGAATCGCGCCGGTGAAGAATTCGCGCGGCCAGAAGGCGCGCTCAGTTTCACGCACGCGGTGGCGATTGCACTCGTGGAGATCGAGCGGCGCCAATGGATGTGATGCGAGAGGAGGCCTGAATGAGTCGCCTGCATTTGCTGGCCTATGTGCTGGCGTTCTGTTGTTTCGCACTCGCGGCTTGGCCAGTGTCGGCGCGCTTCAATTTGCTCGCGATCGGCCTCGCGGTCTTGACGCTGACGCTGATTTTCTGAATGACCGGACTCGAGCTGATGTGGCTGGCGTTTGCGTTTTGTCTCGGGTGGACGGTGCGATCGTGGTTCGATCGCCGAAAGGACTAGCGCATGAGCATTGAGGCGGCAAAGGCCTGCATCCGCCACGCCCAGGCCGACCTGAATCAAGCGCTCGTCGAGCTCGATGCCGTCACGCCACCAGAACCGCCAGCCGCCATCGTCAGCACGCCGGCCGAATTCGACGAGGCGCTGCTGGCAGCCGTTCCCGGCGATGTCATCGTGTGTGCGGTCTCGCTGGTCTATCCGTCGGTGCTGACAATCCGAACGGCCGGCATTCAGATCATCTCGGAACACAGCGGCACGACGCGGATCACCGACACGGAGTCGGCCCCAGCGTTCGGCGACAAGATCATTCTCGAGGCCGCTGATGTCCGACTGAGCGGTCTGCAGATCTCGCACGGGAAATGGACCGACATTCTGCAGCTCGCCGGCGCGAATCCGATCATCGACCGCTGCCGCATTCTCGGCGACACGACGACTGGTGCGCGCCGCGGAATCGCCGCCAACGCCGCGAACGTCACGATCACGCGCTGCCATATCGATCTCTGTTTTGGTCCCTATCCTGGCGATGATACGCAGGCGATCTGTGCCTGGAAATCACTCGGCCCGATCCTCATCGAGGATTGTTATCTCTGCGGCGGCAGCGAGACGGTGATGTTTGGCGGGTCGGATCCGCCGAGTTCCGAGTACGTGCCCGCCGACATCACCATCCGTCTCAACACGATCACCAAGCGCGCCGCGTGGCAGCAGCAAGCGGTCGGCGTCAAAAACATTTTCGAGTTGAAGAATGCGAAGCGCGTCCTGATTGAAAACAACACATTCAGTTATTCGTGGGGCGGCCACGGTCAGGACGGATTCGCACTGGTGCTGACGCCGCGGAATCAGAGTGGCACGGCGCCCTATTCGACCGTCGAGGATGTCGAAATCAGACAGAACCGCTTTTCGTGTTCAGCGGGCGCGATCAGTTTCTTGGGTCACGATAACAACTATCCGAGCCAGCGCCTAGCCCGCGTAAACATCCATCACAACGTGTTCGAGGATCTCTCGCCCAGTAAGTACACCGGCACGAACAAGATGCTCCAGATTCAAGCTGGCCCGATGCAACTGACTATCGACAGCAATGAGTTCTATGGTGCCGGTCTGAGCTCACAGGTGTATTTCAGCGGTTCGCCTCAGTGCGACCAATTGACCGTGACCAACAATAAGTGGCCGCACACGACGTACGGAATTTTCGGATCGGGTTCGTCTACAGGGACCGACCCAGCGACGGGCTTGCCGAAGGCTTGGGTGCAATACGTCGCGTCGGGTCAGTTGGCCAATAACACGGAATGGCCGGCGACGCGATCTACCGTGAGGCGCTTCTACGAATGGATCCTTCGCTGCGTGGCATCGTTCGGTTTCGCGAGGTGAGGCATGAAAATCACGCTGCAGTACTTCGGCCGGTACGTCAGTGCGGAACAGGGCGGCGGCATCGATACGCGCGAGCTCGGGGCGCCCATCGCGATGCACGCTGATCGCAGTGAAGCCGGTCCGTGGGAAACGTTCGACCTGCAAGATCTCGGCGAGAACAAGTACGCGCTGCGGACCTGTGATGGCTATTACGTCACCGCCGAGAATGGCGGCGGATCGAGTATTCGCACCAATGAGAAGGCAGCTGGCGTTTGGGAAACCTTCACGCTCATTAACGGCGTCTTTCTCTGCTGGGATGGTCTTCACGCGCTCGGCGTCATCAACGCGACACTTGACATCACGGCGCAAACGAGTCCGCCGCGCTTCACGATCACGTCGCTCGAGCCGCCGACGCCGCCATTCCCAGAGCTCGACGTCTGGAAGGGCTCGTTTTGTATTCCCGGCGCGATGGCCGGTGCCCCGTATGGCGATGGGCAACGCATCTGGACGCCCGCGTACGGCTGCTACGACGACACCTGGCGCGCGACTATGCGGAAGGCCTACCGCGCTCGAAGCTATACGCATTTCGTCTACAACGCGGCCGGCTTGCCGTACGCGAACGATTACCCAGAGCTCACCGACGATCCCGATCGCGTCGCGCGCGATCTCGCCGAGCTCGTCGCCGATGGATTGATTCCCGTCGTCTGTGCGACCGACGATCGGGAACCCGACCGCGTGCTCGAGAGTGTTGGCCGCTGCAGCGATCTGATTCCGATTGTGTTTCCGTGCTGGGAACAAAACGGCCCGCTCGGTAACGACACGAATCGACAAAAGACGCTCATTTGCAACGTGCGCGACGCGGTGCCGGCCGCGCAATGCTGGTTACACTTCACGCCGGGACACGGCGCGATCGGGATTCCCGAAGACGAGTGCTGGTTCTGGTGTCAGGAGCAGGGCACGATCGGATTGCTGGCGCAAGGCGGAAACAAGATCAGCAATCTCGATCCGGTTTACGAGGGCAAGGGCCTTGAGACAACCGCCGTACGCCTCGCCGGCCTGGTCGGCTATGTCGTGCCCGAGTGGGACGGTGGCTCGGTTCCACCATCGTGGGCGGGCTTGCATCAGCGCACGGTGAAGTTCGAGTGGGGGATTTTTGAAAGCTACCATTCGCGTGTCACCGAAGCGGATCTCTGCGCGTTTACCGATGCGTTCATGCCGTATTGTCCGCACGTCTCCGGCTTCTGCGACGGTGGCACGGTGCACGTATGACGGACCAGGACGACGACGTCGTGATCTGGTCGGTGGAACATCAAGGCTGGTGGCGGCCGAATCGTCTCGGCTATGCCGACACGCTAGCCGGCGCGGGTCGGTACGCGCGCGAAGACGCCGATGAAATCGTGGAGGATGCGAACCGGCTGGAGTTCAACGAATGCGCGATTCCGATCCGCGCGCTAAACGGCTGGATTGCCGCGCGCGGCTAATCTCACTCATGGCCTGTTGCCGCCGTTCAGCCGATCACGCAAGGCTCGGATTTCGGTGCCTTGCTCAAGAACCATGCGTTTGAGTTCTTCAACGCTTTCCTCAAGTTGCGTCTCGTGGTCACCGACGGCACGCAGCAGTTCTCCCAGCACCGCGACCCCAGCTTGATGAGCATGGATGGCCTGCAGGATCGCTTGCTGAAACCGATCGTTCGATTCGGCAAACTGTTCGCGGAAAATGTCGTACCGATTCGGCATTGGGTATCCCCGAGGCGATATGCCGAATAAGTATAACTTGACGATTAGCAAGGCCTGAACCATGCCGTCTTTACCGCCACGGGTCAGGCCAGCTCGAGGCCGGGGTGCCCCCTGGGCGCGCACGTCCTCACCTCGCATCCGCGGCTACGCCTTGCAGCAACTGCGTCACCGGCTCTTCGACGAGCAGCCGCTCTGCGTTCACTGCTACATGGTCGGCCGGGTCGAACCGGCGACGATTCGTGATCACATCGTCCCGCTCGCTGAAGGTGGACTGGACCTCGAGGCCAACACGCAAGCCCTCTGCGCCGCCTGCCACGATCGCAAGTCGGCCGCCGAGGCCAAGCGGGGATCGGCGCGCTCGAAACTGTAACTGGTTCGAGGATTCCCGTAACTGAACGCGTATGCTAGGCGAAGGCGAAAGTACGAAAACCGAGTGCAACTCCGTGCAGGGGCGGGCACTTCGAGGTTGCACACAACTGCACATCCGAAACCGACGGGCAGCATTTCTTCCCAAAAATGCGCGGACTTTGTAGCGCCAATGCGTGCAAGTCTGCTTTCGCCCTGCAGAATTGTTAGAACTTAGCGGCCGTGAAAAAACAGAAGTTGAGTGCGAGCGAGCAACTGCTGAAACGCGTTGTGCGGGTGACGCAGGAGTATCGCGGTCGGTGGCAACCACGTGCCGGCCGCAAGCCGGCGCGGAGACCGACGGCTCGCAAGACGGTGAAACTGGCGTCGTCGCGGGATTACGTTGGCATCGCGCGGCAGTACTGCACTGACATTTTGAGCGGGCGGATCGCGGCGTGTCAGTGGGTGAAGCTCGCGTGCGAGCGGCAGGACCGCGACACGATGCGGGCGATGACCGATCCGAGCTGGCCGTACGTCTGGAGCGACGCGCACGCGATGGAAGCGTGTGCGTTCCTCGAGCGGCTGCCGCACATCGAAGGGAAGTGGGCGACGGCGACGATCCGGCTTGAGCCGGCGCAGATCTTTCTCGTGTCGACGCTGTTCGGCTGGCGGCATCGCGCGCATGCGGCACGGCGCCGGTTCACCCAGCTCTATCTCGAGGTCGGGCGCAAGGCGGCGAAGTCGACGCTGATGGCTGGGCTCGCGTTGTTTCACGTACTACGCGAACACGAACCGGGCGCGGTGGTCGTCTGCGGCGCGACGACCGGCAGCCAGGCGCGGATCGTGTTCGGGATCGCGCAGCAGATGGTCGGGCGCTCGGCGTGGTTGCGCGATCAAGGCGCCGACGCCCTCGCCAACAGCATTCTCACGACCGACGGGACGATCAAGCCGGTCAACGCCAAAGCGTCGACGCAAGATGGCTTAAATCCGTCGTGCATCGTGCTGGACGAATCGCACGCGCAGAAGTTCGGGCTGCATGACGTGCTGAAGTCGGCGCAGGGCGCGCGGGTGAATCCGCTGATGCTCTGCCCGACGACCGCTGGATACGATCTGCTGTCGGTCGGCTATGCGCTGCGGACCGCGGTCACCAAAGTGCTGCAGCAGGTCTTCGACGCCGATCATCTGCTTGGAATCATCTATACGCTCGACGACGGTGACGACTGGCGCGATGAACGCGTGTGGATCAAAGCCAATCCGCTCATCGGGATTACGCCGACGCTCGACTGGGTCCGGCAGTACTGCCAGGACGCGCAGCAGACACCGGGTCTTGAGGGCGAGTTCCGCATCAAGGTGTGTTCCGAATGGCTGCAGTCGGCGCGGTCGTGGTTGTCGATGTCGCGCTGGGATGCGTGCGCGGAGCCGACGCTGCGACTGGGGGACTTTGCCGGCGCTCGCTGCTGGATTGGCGCCGACCTGGCGCAGCTCGATGACCTGGCCGCGGTCGCGTTGTGTTTCGAGCGTGGCGCCGACATCTGCGCCTTCGTGAAGTTCTACCTGCCGCGGGAAGTCGTCGCGGCGCGGGCGCGCACGGTGCCGGCCTATGCGGGCTGGGTGCGTGACGGGCTGCTCGAGTTGACCGAAGGCACAATGGTCGACTACGCGAAGATCGAGGCCGACATCCGCGCGTGGTGCCAGCAATTCAACGTGGTCGCGCTGCGGTTCGACCAGTTCGGGTCGGCCGGGGTCGTGTCGAATCTGGCGGCGTCGGGCTATGCGGCGGCGATTCTCGACAAGAGCCGGAAAAACATCACGCCACCGGCGCGTGAGCTCGAGACGCGCGTGTTACACGGGCGGTTCAAGCATGACGGGAATTCGTGTCTGAAGTGGATGGCGAGTAACACCGTCGTGACGCGCGGCATCGACGATTCGCTGCTGCCGAAGAAAGAAGGGCCGGAATCACCGAACAAGATCGACGGGATTGATGCCATTTTGCAGGCGATTAGTGCGATGATAGGGCCCGTCGACAAGCCGAAGGAATATCAGATCCTCGTGCTCGGAGGCGGCCGGTGAAGCGTTCCAAGCGAATCCACGCCAACTCGAGACGTTCGTACCGTCCTGCCGCCGACGAGTTATCCCACGATTGCCTCATGGCCATTGATTGGTTACGCATGGCGATGTCCTTTTTGAGGCCTGTTATTTTTTTGAAGGACGGTAAACACGTCGTGCGTGTAGCCACGCCTTGGTTAGCCGAACGTGATTTGCTTGATCGCGCGGCTGAGAACATCGCCTTCGCTCAGAAGTGCGTCCGGAGGCATGCGCACGCCTTATAAGTTTTCGGCGTTGCCCGTCGTGCGCATGTCTCAAGTTGACAATGTTTTGCAGAGTGGAGATGAGTAAACGTCGCGGTCGGCCGCTCATATCGGATGCGCCGGTGACGACGCAGATCCACATTCGTGTGTCTCCAGCGCAACGCCTTGAATTGCGTCGTGTCGCCGATGCAAACGGTTTGCGGCTCTCAAGCGTGATCCGGGAGGCTGTGAACGAGTACGTCGCCGATTACGGCGAGCGCCTACCATTCCGGCGGCCATTTCGTGCCACAAAAAGTTAAGCGATAGCTCATCCTGCGGCGCCAATGGTGCGCCGCGCCTACGGCTTCCTGCACGTCAAAGCGGTCGACGACGAGCAGCGCGTGATCCGCGGCACGGCCTCGACGCCGGAGCCCGATCGCATGGGCGACGTGATCGAGCCGCTCGGGATCACGTTCAAGAATCCTGTTCCCTTGCTGCTGTACCACGACACGCGCAAGCCGGTCGGCCAGGTCAAGTTCAAGAAGCCGAGCGCCGAAGGCCTCGACTTTGAGGCGACACTCCCGCAGCTCGCGGAGCCCGGTACGGTGCGCGATCGCATCGAGGAGGCCTGGCAGTCGATCAAGGCGGGGCTGCTGGCCGGCGTGTCGATTGGCTTCCGGTCGATCGAGGAAGCGTTCAACAAGGAAACCGGCGGGTTCCGATTCCTGAAATCCGAAGTGCTTGAGCTCTCCCTGGTCGCGATTCCGGCGAATGCCGACGCGACGATCACATCCATCAAAGCGCTGGATCTCGCCAGCCAGCCGCCGGCGGTTCTGCCCGTCGTATGTGCCACGGCGCAGCAAAGGAAAAAAGCTATGACCATCGCCGAGCAAATCACGAGTTTTGAGACCACGCGCGCGGCCAAAGCGGCGCGGCTCAACGCCATCATGGCGACGGCCGCGGAGAAGAACATCACGCTCGACGAGGGCGAGACTAAGGAATACGACGAGCTTGAGAGCGAGGTCGCTGCGGTCGACGCGCATCTCGTCCGACTCCGTGCGCTCGAGAAGTCGAATGCTGCGGCAGCCGTGCCTGTCATCAAGGCGACGGAGACCAAAGCTGCGAGTGAGTCGCGCGGGGGCACGCCGATTATCTCGGTCAAAGCCAATGTCACGAAGGGCACGGCCTTTACCCGCTACGTGCAGTCGCTACTGGCGACGCGCGGCAATTTGATGCTCGCGCAGGAGTATGCGAAGCGCTGGGAGGATTCGACGCCGGAAGTGGCGATGGTGCTCAAGGCGGCCGTTGCCGCCGGCACGACGACGGATGCGACGTGGGCCGGCCCACTCGCGCCGCTCAAGCCGTTGGCGACGGAATTTCTTGAGTTGCTGCGGCCGGCGACGATCCTCGGCCGCATTCCCGGGTTGCGCCAGGTTCCGTTCAACGTGTCGGTGCCGATTCAGACCGGCGGCGGTACCTACAAGTGGGTCGGGCAGAACGCACCGAAACCCGTGGGCAAGCTGGCGTTCGGCACGATCACGCTGGCGATCACGAAATGCGCCGGGATCATCGTGATCACCGACGAGCTCGCGCGGAACTCGACGCCGTCGGCGGAAGCCGTGATTCGCGCGGACATGATCAACGGCATCGCGGCGTTCCTCGATGTCGAATTCACTGATCCGAGCAAGGCCGCGGTCGCCAACGTGTCGCCGGGCAGCATCACGAACGGCGTCACGCCGATCACGACCGCAGGCACGACGCCGGCGAATGCGCGCACCGACATCCAAGCCCTCATCAACGCCATGACCGCGGCCGGCATCTCGACGGCCGGCGCGACGCTCATCATGTCGGAGACGAACGCGGCGGCGCTCGGCTCGGCGCTCAATGCCCTCGGGCAACCGTTGTTTGGCGATCTGACGGTGAGTGGCGGCACCGCGATGGGGATCAACGTCGTGCCGAGTCAGTCGGCCGGTAACAATGTGATTCTTATTGCGCCGTCGACGGTGCTCTATGCCGATGACGGCGGCGTCACGATCGATGTCTCGACGGAAGCATCCGTCGACATGAATGACGCGCCGGCGGCGCCGGATGCGACGACCGTGTTCACGTCGTTCTGGCAGAACAATCTGGTCGGCCTCCGCGCCGAGCGGTATGTGAACTGGAAACGCGGCCGCACCGGCGGCGTGCAGTACACCGTCGCGACCTACACCGCGTGATGTCATGGCTGATTTTCCGACGGAACAGGAATTCGGCAGTGTCAGCGTCACGGCGCTGACCTATCACACGATCGATCACACCATCGAACATCCCGAAGGCGATGTTTACGATGTGACCGACTACAACCTCGCAATGACGCTGGTCGGCTGCGGCTTCGTGATGCTGACCGAAGCACAGCCGAAGTAGCACGCCAATGCGGATCTTCGGGTACGTCATCACGATCTCGAAGGGACTGCTGCCGCCACTGACGCCGGTCTCGACGAGCCGTGGCGGCTGGACGACGATCGTGCGCGAACCGTATACCGGCGCCTGGCAGTCGAACGTCTCGGTCAGCCCGGATTCCGTCGTCACCAATCCGACCGTGTTCGCGTGCGTGACGCTCATTGCCTCGGACATCGGCAAGCTGTGCTTGCGTCTCGTCGAGCAGGACGACGATGGCATCTGGACCGAGACCGACAATCCGGCGTTCTCGCCCGTGCTGCGGAAACCCAATCGCTACCAGCGGCCGTCGACCTTCGTGCAGCAATGGATGATCTCGAAGCTGCTGCAGGGCAATACCTACGTGCTCAAGCAGCGCGACAACCGCGGCGTCGTGATTGCGCTCTACATCCTCGATCCGACGCGCGTGCAGCCGCTGGTCGCGCCCGACGGGTCGGTGTACTACCAAGTCAGGCGCGATTGGCTGTCGGAGCTCCCCGACGACAGCCTGGCGATTCCGGCGCGCGAGATCATTCATGATCCGATGTGCCCGATCTTTCATCCATTGATTGGCGTCTCCCCGATCTTCGCGTGCGGGTATGCGGCGTCGCAGGGGCTGACGATTCAGAAGAACTCGGCGAAGTTTTTCGCCACCGGCTCACAGCCCGGCGGCGTGTTGACGGCGCCCGGATCGATTTCGGATCAGACCGCGAAGCGGCTGAAGGACTACTGGGATCAGAACTTCACCGGCGACAACGTCGGCAAAGTCGCCGTGCTCGGCGACGGCTTGAAATACGAAGGCATGGCGGTCAATGCGGTCGATTCGCAGTTGATCGATCAGCTCAAGTGGACGGATGAGAAGATCTGCAGCGTCTATCACGTGCCGGCGTACATGGTCGGCGTTGGCGCGGCGCCCGCGTATGCGAACTCGGAGCCGCTGATTCAGCAGTACTACTCGCAGTGCATTCAAAGTCTGCTGGTGAACTTCGAGCAGGCGCTCGATGAAGGCCTCGGGCTGACGGCGCCGATCAACGGGACGCAGTACGGCACTGAATTCGACGTCGATGATCTGATCTGGCTCGACAGCGAGACGCGCTCGAAGGCGGCGCAAGCGGCGTCTGGCACGTTAAGTCCGAACGAGACGCGCGCGAAGTACTACGGCGTCGGGCCGGTCGCCGGCGGCGATTCGTTGTACATGCAACAGCAGTACTACTCGCTTGAGGCGCTGGCTGAGCGCGATGCGGATCAGCCGTTCGCGAAAGCCCGGCCGCCAGCGGTCCAGCCACCGGCCGGCGCACCCGCGATGACCAACGAACTGTCGCCGGGCATCGTGAGCGCACTGGCGCGGCAGTGGTTGAGTGACGCGCTCGCGAGGGTCGCATGACCGAAGCCGATCTGCGCGCGATCATCGATGGCCTCGCGCCGGTGGTCCGGTCCTACGTCCAGAATGCCCTTGAGACCGCCACAACCGAGCTAGGAACGCTTCGGACGCGGGTCGCAGAGCTTGAAGCCCAGACCGTGATTTTGATCGCGCAGACGCGCACGGCCGAACCTGAGGGCGATCGCCTGAGTCTCGATCTCGAGACCAGCGATGACACGGTGAACTGATGGCGTTGGTCCGACTGACGCAAGCGCAAGCGCATCTCCGGTTGCCGGTCACGACGGATGCCGACACGAGCAATCCCGATCTCGTGCTCAAACTCGCGCACGCCGAAGCGGTGATTCTCGACTACTGCAACGCGACCGAGTACTGGCGCGGCATCACGGCCGCGTGGACGAATGACATGACGGTCCCCAAACAAGTCCACGCCGCGATTCTGCTGCAACTGAGCGAACTCTGGCGCTTTCGTGGCGATGATCGGCACGACGAAGGGCCGCAACACGAGGCCGGCGTGGATCTGTCGCCGGTGATTGTCAGTCTACTGCGCCGCACGCGCGATCCGGTGGTCGCATGAGTCCGGTCAATATTGCCGCCGGCCTGCGCGACAAGCGGATCCGGTTGCAGAATCCCGGCCCACCGATTCCCGATGGTGATGGCGGCTTTACCGAAGGCCTTACCGATTTGACGCCGGCTTATGTCGAGGCTTACATCACGCCGGCGACGGCACGCGATCTCGAGCGTACGGCGGCCGGCACGGTGATCGCGTCGGCGACGCATTTGATCACGATTCCCTATCACAAGGACGTCACGACCAAAACGGTGATTACGTTCAACGATCCCGTGCTCGGCCGCGCGCGGACGTTCAATGTGAACGGGCTGCGGAATCCCGACGAGGCAAACATCATCCATGTCCTGATCGCTGAGGAGTTGTTGACGACATGAGCGCGACGTCGTTCACGTTTGAAGGGCTCGAAGAATTCAAGGTCGATTTGACCAAGCTGCCGGCCCGTCTGCGCGAGCGGGCGCGCGACATCGTCGAGAACGCCGCCGAGGAAGCGAAGTCGTCGATCTTCCAGGCGTATCCGCGGCGTACGGGCAACCTCCGGCTCGGCGTGCAGATCGAACACAAGCCGCTCGGTGGGTTCGGGCAGCTCTCGATCGTCAGGAACAAGGCGAAGCACGCCTTCATCTACGAGAACGGGACGGTCGCGCGGCACACCAGTCTCGGCGCCGATCGCGGCATCATGCCGGCGGGCAAGGTGTTCGTGCCAATTGCGCGGCGGCGGCGGCGGCAGATGTATCAAGAACTCAAAACGATGATGCGGGACGAAGGGCTGCAGGTCACGGGTGATGCCTGATTCCTCCGAGATCGACCAGGCGCTGATTCAGCGGCTGTCGAGTGACACGACCCTGCTCGGGCTGATGCCGAACGGCGTCTACTGGGAAATCGCGCCGCCGGGATCCAAGCAGTTTGTGATCGTGTCGCTGCTCGAGGAAAGCGACGAGCGGGAATTCGAGGCGCGCGCGTTTGAGGATGCGTTGTATCTCGTCAAAGCGGTCGAGCTCGGGACGGTGACGGTCAAGAACATCAAAGCGGCGGCGGCGCGGATCGATGTCCTGCTCGAGGAACAAGTGCTCACGGTGACAGGCTATGCACCGATGGCGTGCTATCGCGAGACGCGCATCCGCGCGACGGAACGCGACGAGGTCGACGCGTCGATTCTCTGGTTTCATCGGGGCGGGCATTATCGCGTCGTGATGAGTACCTAACGGGCGATCGGGGACACGAGTAGCAATGAGGTGCAATCATGGCAGGCAGACGCCACGGCAGTAAGGGCCAGGTGAAAATGGATCCGACGGGTGGGGCGACCACGGTCGTCGTCGCGGATCTGAATGCCTGGACGCTCAATCAAGCGCGTGACACGGTCGATGTCACGGCCTTCCAGGATACCAACAAGCAGTATGTCGTCGGGTTGCCCGACGTCAAAGGCACAATCGGCGGTTGGTGGAATTCGGCCACGTCGCCGGTGCTATTCGATGCCGCGGCGGCCGATATCCCGGTGATGCTCGAGCTGGTGCCGAGCACGACCGACCCGACATTCCTCTTCAAAGGCTTGGCCTATCTCGATGCCGCGATCAATGTCTCGGCAACGGGCGCGGTCAGTATCAGCGGCAATTTCGTCGGCGCCGGCCCCTGGTCGCAGTTGCCGTAACGTGCGGCGGTGCGGGGCAGTATTCGCGGCGTGACCGCGACGCTGCGCTGGGCGTACTACGACGCGGCGCGGCTCGAGGGCTACACGATCACGCGCGAGAATGGCGACTGGCGGGCGAGTGGGCGCGTCGTCTGGATGAACGCGTATAACCTGAAACAGCAGCCGCTGTACTTCCTCGCACCGCACCAGCACGGCGTCTGGGAATGGCCGGTGCTGGAATGCGACATTGTCGAGGGTCGATTGCGCGCCAAATTAGGCGCGCCGGATGAAAGGGTCGCCTGATGTACGGACCACCGACGGGAGAAACCAAACGCCTGGCGCTGTCCGATGGCCAGTGGATCGCGGTCAAGAAACGGCTAACGGCCGGCGAGTATCGCGACATGCTGCGGCGGATGTCGACACAGAAAGACGATGGCACGCTGGTCGTCAACTCGCTCGAGACCGGCCGCGCGCGGTGTGTGGCCTACCTGGTCGACTGGTCGCCAGCCGACTGGCCGCCGATCCGCCATGCCGGCCGGGACGATCTCGCCGTCGCGCTCGATGCGCTGGACCCCGACGATTTCGAGGAAGTGAAAGATGCCGTGATGGCGCACGAAGTCGCGATGCTCGAGGAGCGGACCGAGGAAAAAAAACGCCGCGCTGGCGGGATGACATCCTCAGCGACCTCGCGATCGCCTGCCGCTATGGCTGGCGCTATGAGTGGGTGAGAGATCTGGATTGCGATGTCCATGAACTACTGCTCGAGGAACTGACGCGCAGCGTCGCAGAGATGGAATAGGGCATGGCGATTAGCGGCAAATTCGTCGCCGATTTCGAGAATTTCAAAGCGGGCGCCGATGATGCGGTGCTGCGGTTGAAGAAACTCGAGAAGGGCGCCGATGCGGTCGACAAAGCGGCGAAGCGGATGACGACGCCGACTGGTGGCGGGACCTCCGGCTTCTCGAAATTGAGCAATGAACTCAACCAGGTCGATCGGATCCTCAATTTGACGGGGATCAGCATCGGGCATGAAATCGGCGCGTTGAAGGAACTGGGCACGATCGCCGAAACCGCCGGCGGATCGCTCGGCTTGCTCGGACCGGCCGCATTAGTCGCGGGCACCGCGATCGGCAGCTGGCAGCTCGGCAAGGTTATCGGCGAAGCGACCGGACTCACGACGGCCATCGAGAAATTAACGGTCGCCTATTTGGGCCTTCCCAGCGCCGCGGAGGAAGCCGGCAAGGCGCAAGCGGATGTCTTTAAACGGGCGCTTGAGCTGACCGGCCAGTCCTATCAAACCCAAGAGGCCGCGCAACAGGCGATCAACGTCGAATTGGCCAAGCGCCAAGCCTTTCTCGAGGATCACAAGAAAGCCGTCGACTTGATCAATGGCAGCTTGCTGCAGCAGCGCACGACGCTCGCCGGCATTAGTGGTGAGACGAAAGAAGGTGCGAAGTATCTGCTGCAGCAAGGCATCGATGCCAAAAACGTGGCGGCCTACTATGGCCTGACGCTCGGTCAGGTCACGGCCATTAATCGGGAATTGGAACGAGGCCAAAAGCTCCTGAAACAACAAAGCGGCGAACTGCAGGCGCAGATGGATCGGCGCTTGGTCGAATTTCGCCAACAGCAAGCCGGCGCGGAACGAGGGACGCAAACATCACTGGGCGATTACAGTCTGCGCGGCCAAATCGACAATCTCAAAACGCTGCAGACGCAACTCGATAAAAACGCGGTCACGACGCTGACGGCGCTCGATGAAGAGCAGCGCCGCCAGGAGAATCTGGTCGAGGATGAATTCGAGTATGCCGCGATCGTCGCCAAGCACGAACAGGAGCGGCTGAAATTCCTCGATGAGTGGGGCGCCAAACATGCGGCGCTCAGCGATCAGATCGCGGCGAAGAATCGCGAGCTGATGGATCAGACGACGGCGCTCCTCGCCGATGCGTTCTCAAAGATTAATGACTTGCAGAAAGCCGCCTACGAGCGGCGCGGCCTCGTCGGCGAGGGTGCCGAGGCCGGTCAAGTCGCACGGACCAAGACGCCGCAGGAAGAATACGACAAAGCCATACAGGAAGCCGCACGGGCAGCTGAGATGCTTTTAGCGCAAACCCAAAACGCCGCGGCCGCGCAGCAACTCTACGATGCGATGGTCAAAGACGCGAGCGACCGATTCCTCCTCGCGAGCGACGGGTTCATTCAGAACTTCAGCCAAGCCGGCGCGACCGTCGCGGTCTTCGGGAAATCCGTGCAGGACACCGTCAGCAAGCTGGAGATCATTTCCGGCGAGTCGGGCGAAGGGCCGCTCGTCGGCGTGTTCGGCAACACACCGGAATCCGTCTATAACCCGCGGCCGAAGACCGGCATGTTCAATCCGTTTGCACTGCCTGGCTTTTCGTTGTCCGGCCCATCACCGGGCGTCAATTACAACGTGAACGTGAATGTGAGCGGCGTGTTCGATCCGCGCACGAAGCAGGAGATCGCCGACGCCGTCGGCGATGTCGTCATGCGCGGCCGGCAGTGGGGCAACCGTTAAGTGGGAAGAGCGAAACAACCTCTATGGTGTGGACAAATATGTGCGTTGAGCGCCGCGGCACGATTGCAGTTGAAGCAGAGGATCCGATACCCGGGCGGAAATCCATGATTGATCAAGTATCGAACGAGTCGCGCTCCTTGGCCTTCAAGTTTTCGCCGCGCCGCCGTACAGCCGCCGATGTGATCGATGGTCAGCATGGTAAATGTGTCTTCGCCACAGCAGGCGCACGTCTGCCCGTAGTGCTCGAAGACTTCAAGTCGACTATCGCGAGTGAACTTCCGCATGTCCGCACACAGCCGATCGCGATGTTTTTGTTGACGCTGATGGGCGTACGCCAATTTCTCTTCACGGTGTGCCCAGTAGTACTCCCGAGCTTTCTCGCGATAGTACTCGGCATGTTGGCGATAATGGCGACGCTGGGCCGTCTGCATCGCGCCGGGATGGGCCTCTTTCCATTTCTCGACCGACTGTCGCACTTGCGCGCGCCGCCGGGCTATTCGCGCTGTCTTGGACAGTTTGAGCTTGGGTGGCATGGCGCGACTTTAACACAGGTTGGATTATTATGGGAACAGCACAGGCCAGCGACTTCTTAGAAAACCTAATTGTTGATCACTTATTCCGCACGCGCACCTGGTCGAAACCGACGGCGCTGTATATGGCGCTGTTCACAACGGCCCCGAGCGATAGTGGCGGCGGGACCGAAGTCACGGGCGGCAGCTATGCCCGCGTGAATCTAGCGCCACTCGATACGAACTGGGCGGCGACGCAAGGCGGCACGACCGGCAATTCCAGCGGCACGGGCGGGGTGACGTCGAATGCGGTCGCGATCACGTTTCCCGCGCCGACGGCGAACTGGGGCACGGTGACACATTTTGCGATCCTCGATGCCAGCGTCGGCGGCAACATGCTCATCTGGGATGCGCTCGTCGCGTCGCGCACGATTCTCTCCGGCGATCCGGCGCCGTCGTTTCCGATCAGCGCGCTGCAGATTACGGTCAGCTGATGGCCTTTGACGCGCACGTGAACTTCGGCTACGGGATCGTGGCGACGGTGCCCAGTCCGGCGACGAGTGGCACGACGCTGGTCCTGCAGACGGGGCAGGGCGCGCTGATGCCGGCCGTGCCGTTCAATGGGACCGTCTGGGCGATCGGGCAGCTCGCGCTGGTCTCGACGGCCGAAATCGTCCGCGTCACGACGATCGCCGGCGACACGCTGACAATCACACGCGCGCAGGAAGGCTCGACCGCCCGCACGATTGTCGTCGGCGACCAATTTGCGGCAACCATCACGGCCAAGACGCTGCAGGATGTCGAGCTGCTCGCCAAGGGCGGCGATGTCACCGGGCCGGGTTCGGCCGCCGCCGATAGTCTGACGGCGTTCAGCGGCACGACCGGCAAAGTCCTGAAGGATGCCAGTATTCCGCTCAGCCAGGTCGCGCGCCGCGATCAGACGAACACGTTCGCGCAACAGGCGGTCTTCTCATCGACCGTCACGCTCAACGGCGTCATGGCCTCGAGCGCGCAACCGCGCGTTGCCGCGTGGAATAACGGATTCCAGACGCTCTCGAACGGCTGGACCGCGGTCACCTTCAATACGAATGACGAGCAAGTCGGCTTCGTGCACGATACCGGCGCGAATAGCCATCAATTCACGTGTCCGTCTGCTGGCTTCTATTTGATCGTGGCGCAGGTCTTTTTCGCGGCCAATGCGACTGGCCAGCGGTATGGGCAACTCCTGCGGGATGGGACCTCGATTTCCTACATGGGCGCGTCCTTCGGCGGGCAGGCGCTCCAGATTCATTGGATGGGACCAGCCACGAACGGGCAAGTCTTCACGCTGCAAGCGTTCCAAGATACCGGCGGCACATTGACCAGCGGCAACACGGTGCGCGGCGTCAGCAATTGGTTCTCGATCACGCGGCTCTGGTGAAGAGAGAAGTATGGGTACCATCAATCATCGGCACGTCACGATCCTCCCTGACGATCCGGCGTCGGATATTTCGGCAGATGAGTGGAACGATGCGCTGGTCGTCCGCGGGACCGATCTGACCGGCGCGCTGCTGGCGCGCGATACCGGCGCCGGCGACGGCTGGAGTGCGATTCCCGCCGCGGCCGGGATCCTGAACTGTACCGGGGCAGGCACATTGCCGACCTGGTCGACCTCGATTACCCTAACGGGCGCCATCACTGCGGGATCGCTGACGACGAGCGGCGCCGTCAATGCGGGATCGCTGACGACGACGGGAGTAGTAACTGCCGGCGGGCTGCTCACCGCCAGCGGCGGGATCACGACGTCGGGGCCTCTGCTGTTCTCGCCGGACAACACCTACGACCTCGGGGCGAGCGGAGCGACCCGGCCGCGCTCGGGGTATTTCGGGACGTCGATAGTGGTCGGCAATAGTCCCGCTTCGACGGGCGCGCTGCGACTGGCGAATGCGGGTTACATTTACACGAAAACAACTGGTGGCACGGATACGTTGTTGCTGGGAATGGATACGGGCAACTCCATTTTTCTAGGCGAGACAACCGTTCCGCTCACGCTCCGCGCGAGTGCCGCCTTTGTCAATGCACCGCTATATGTCGGGACGGCCCTCAGCATCGGGACGAACCCGGCGACGACGGGCGCGATCCGGCTCGCCAACAATTCAGGGATCTACGCACGCAATGCCGCGAATACGGCCGATCTGGAAATTCTCCGTATCGATAGTACAAATCTAACCACGCTATTGAGTAATGGCCTGATGACGCTTCAGGTCGGAACGTGGCCTAATGGAATTTTATTTAACACCGCTGGATCGTTGTATCCCGCGACCACCGGCATGACGCTGGGGATTACGAGCCAGCCGTGGCAGATCGCCTATGTTGCAAAACTGCTGATCACGGATGGGATCGGCGCCCCGTCAACAGTGACGGGATTCGCACAGATTTATGTCGATAGTGCAGACGGTGATCTCAAAGTCCAATTTGGCGATGGCGTGGTGAAAACCATCGTCGTCGATACTTAAGGAGTCTTCCCGATGCCCACGACGCCGAACAGTCAAGCCAAACTCGCCAGCGATTCGATCTTTCTCCGGCGTCTCGGCTCGCTGTTGTCGCAAGAAGCGCAAGTCGTCGCGAACGAAGCGCCGACCACGCCCGAGCATGCCAAGCGCCGGCAGCTCGCCCAGGCCATCATCACGAATCCCGCCGGGATGGCCGCGAGCCTCGCGCCGACGATTTGTAACGCGACCAACCTCGTCGCCAAAGACACGACGTTTAATTTCGAGGCGGATCAAACCGTGACCACGGCGACGGATGCCGAGATCCGCTCCCAGATTGCGACGCTCTGGAACATCCTGGCGGGCGTATGAGTCAGCCCGCAGATTTCCATTTCAAACTGCTGGTGGGCGACCTCGCGGCGCAGATTGCGATCCTCCGCGCCGAAGTCGAGAAACTGCGCGAGCAGCTCGCCACGGCGGCCCCGGACGATACCCTGCCGCGGGCTGAAGTGCGCCCCTTCCCCGAGCACGACCTGAGCAGCGGCTAGCCGCAGACCGCCATGTTCGGGACCGCGGCGTTCGGACAGCTCGGGTTCGGCCAGGTCGTCGGCCAGGTCTTCACGCCGCTGGCGGTGACTGCGGCGCTCAGTGTCGCCCCACAGGCCGCCCTCACAACCCCAAGTCCTCTGGCCGCCGTCTCGGGCTGGACCCTCGCGACCGACGCAATCCTCACGACCGGCACGAATCGGTTCGAAGCCAGTGCCGGGATCAGTCTCGGGACGCAGGCGCCGCTCGCGCTCCGCGCCAATCTCGCGACGCATCCGACGATCACGATTGGCGTCGGCGAACCGATCTTCGATCCCGGCATCTTCGACGGGTTCACGCTCTTCGATACGCGCCGGCGGTCATCGACGCAGCTACTCGTCTCCGGGCCATTCGTCGCGGCGCCGACGCTGACCGTCGGCGTGGCGGCCCCGAACCTGGCCGTCGGGTCGATTGCGTTCACGGCCGACACGACCCTCCTGCTGGGCACGACGGCGACGCTGCGGTCGCTGCCCGCCACATTCGCCGTGACGGTGACGATCCCGATCGGCGTCGTCGGCAACCTTGTCAAGACCGGCTACGGCTTCTCGAGCGTGATGATCGCGTTCAACGGCGCGATCACGCAGGACGTGCGGCGCGGTTCGATCAGCATCAGCGACGAATTGAACGAAGCCCCGAATACCTGCGACTTCATCGTCGACGGGTCACCGCCGTCGATCGGTACCGATGTCCGCATCGGCCTGCGGGATCTGCAGGCGGCCAATCTGCTGTTCGGCGGGGAAGTCTTGAAAGTGACGGAGACCTTTTCCGGGCGGCCGTCGCATCCGGCCTGGCAAGTGAACTGCCGCGACTACACGTTCCTGCTGAATCGGCGCAAGGTCTGGGCGAAGTACACGCAGACCTCGGCGACCTCGATCGCACTCGAGCTGATGCAGAGCTATACGACCGGCTTCTCGACGACCGGGATCGTCGGCGGCTTGCCGGCTATCGATGTCGAGTTCGACGGCATCGATGTCCTGGGTGCGTTGTCCAAGATCGCGACGCTCATTGGCGGCTACTGTGACGTCACGGCCGCGAAGGTGGTCCGGCTGTTCGTCACGAATACAGATCCGCCGCTGACGCTGACCGACACGGATCCGCTGTTCAAGATGAATCCGTCGCTCGGCCTGACGCGTGATCTTTCGCAGGTCCGTACGCGGGTCGCGGTGAAAGGCGTCGGCAAGTCGGTCGCCGGCAACTCGGGGATGCGGATCGGAGCGGGTGCCTCGCTGCTGCCGCTCGAGGATGTCGAACCCTTTGGCGTCGATGCGGGTCTGGCCATCACGGACGACCAACAGATTCTCAATTACAGTGCGACGACGCCGGGCGGGGCGGTCGGCAAAGTCGGCAACACGGCCTCCCCGATTAACACGATGCTCGCGCAGCTCGCGCCGAGTGTGGTCGGCGGCTTGATTGGCACTTACTACTGGGCCGTGGCCTTCGCGAACGCCGCCGGCGAGACGCCGATCAGTCTGCCATCGAATCAACTCGCGTGTCCTGACCGGACGTCACCGACATCGACTATCGGGATCGGCACGACTGGCGCCGTCGGGCCGCTCGTCGGCCGCTATGGGTACCGGGTCGCGAACGTGACCTCGCGCGGGCAGACGCTCCTCGGACCAGAGACCGCACGGGTCGCCAATGCCCTGGCACGGCCGTTTGCGCCGAGCATCAGTACCGCGTCGCCGCCGGGGCCGTTTCTCGGCGGCAACAACTGGGCCTATGCGTCATCGTTCGTCACGCCCTACGGCGAGACGATGCCGAGCGCGCAAACGATCTGGACGCCCACGCCCATCGTGCTCGCACAGGTCACGTCGGCCTCGGGAGATGCGTTCGGCGGGTTGCTCGATGGTCCGTACTACGTCGGCGTATCGAATGTGACGGCCCTTGGCGAGATCGGTTTATACACGACCTACATCGGGACGAACTTCCATACGACCGGACCGGCACCACCGGGGATTATGCGCTGGGATACCGGCGGTCGAATCGAAACCGGTTACAACTACTTTTACGCGTGTTCCTCCTATCACGAAACCTGGGGAGAAACACCGCTCAGTCTGTACCAAAGTTTTTACAATCAGTCGGGCGTCGGCGTGAAGTTTACGGTCAGATTGCCGGCGCCGCTGCCAAATCAAACGGGGATGCGCTTGTACCGGCGCGCGTCGCCCGTCAGCGATCAATCCATTAGCTCGGCGTGGCAACTCGTCGGCGAGTTCTGGGGAAGCCAAGACATCGTCGACAACTATAACCAGAGCGAGCTCGGCGACCAGTATCCCAAGCAGGCGCGCGCGGGCGGGCGCGTGTGGTACACGCTCAGTTCCTCGGCCGAGGCCGGCGTCGTCGCGCGCCGGATCTACCGCACGAAGTCCAACGGCGCGGAATATTTTCTCGTCGGGGAAATTCAAAACAACTTCAACGGCGCACAGTTTCTCGACCTCGCGCCCGACTCCGCGCTGACGCAGCGATCATCCGCCGTCGCGACGACCGCGAAGTCATCATTCGTCTCGGCCGCGAGCGGACCGGCCGGTGTGACATCGCGGCGCATCTATCGCACCAAGGTCAATAGTTCGCAACTCTTCCTCGTCGGCGAGATTAAAGACAACTCGTCGTCGGGCATGATCGATATGGTAAAGGACGACGGGTTGACGGTCGGGGCACCGGGCACTCAGAGCGGCATCGGCGACACACACATTCTCACGTCAATTCAACCAGGACCACCGGGCACGCTCGCGCGCAATCTCTACCGCACGAAAGCGAACGGCTCGGAATTCTTTCTGCTTGGTCGCATCAGCGACAACACGAGTACCAGCTTCGTCGATAACGTGCCCGATGCGAACCTCGGTGAGGGGCAACCGCTGGTCAATACGGCGGGGGCGTCGGCGGCGCAGTTGATCGGTATCCCGATCGGCGGCAGCGGCGTCACCAAGCGCGTCTTGTACAGGACGAATGGCACTGGCAATGTCGCGACCTTCAAGTACCTCGCGACCATTGACAACAACACCGACACGACCTTCATCGATGATAAACCCGACAGCGATCTCGGCCGCGCGCCTTCGGAAGCGTCGAACCTCGGCGCCCTGCCTGGTGATACCTCGCTCGCACTCGACAACGTGAACGGCTTCCCGACGCTCGGCTGGGTCCGCGCCGAGAATCAGTACATCGCGTACAATGGCATCAGCTATACGGGCGGCGGCCGCGGCACCCTGAACAACATTGCGGCTCTGCAACGGATTCTGTCGATCACGCGCAGCGGCAACATTGCGACGGCGATTACGCAATTTACGCATGGGTTCGTCGTGGACGATGTCGTGACGGTCCTCGGCGCGAATCAGACCGAATACAACGGCGTGCGAAAACTCCTGTCGGCCTCGGGCACCGTCTTTAGCTACAAGGTCGAAGGCTTTCCGGCGTCGCCAGCGACGGGCACGATTAGTGTCGGTGTCAATGGCGCGATCGTGGCCGCCATTCAGGGCGGATCCATCGTGCAGGCTGTGCCCATGCTGACCGGCGTGTCGGGTCTGATTCGACCGATTGCGATCGGTGCGAGCGTCTCACTCTGGGTCGTGCGCTCGTCGGCGACCGGCATCACGCAGCTCCAGACGCTCGAGGGCGGCGACGGCATTCGCGAGTACAGCATCACCGACAGCTCACTGGAGTCCATTGCGGCGTGTCAGCAGCGCGGCGATGCCGACCTGGCGCTATTCGCGTTCGCGCAGATAACCCTGACCTATCGCACGCAGGACACGACGACGCGCAGTGGGCGGACCGTGCACGTGACGCTGCCGCCACCCTACACGCTGACCGGCGACTTTCTGATTCAGTCGGTGCGGATCAGCAATATCGATCAGGAACTGCGGACGCTCCCGTTTTTCGACGTGACGCTCTCGAGCACGCGGTTCTCGCTCGAGGACGTGATTCGCCATGTCATCCTGAGCCGCTGACATGAGCGAGGATTTGGTACGCGAAGCGCGGATCGTGATCGCGCTGCTCGCCATCCTGACCGCGCTTAGCTTCGTGGCGATCGTGTGGCGTTATTGCTGATCAGGGATTGGATCCGCCAGTGGGCCCCGTGGCCCCCGTGCCACCACCGGCAGGCGGCGGCGTCGTGCCGGGCGGCGGCGTCGGAAGCCGTGGCGGCGGCATCGGCGTGGGTTGGGCCGTGCACGGCTGGCCGTACGCTCGCAGGTTCACGGCTGAGGAGAGCGATCCGGCGGTGAGCACTACCACGACATCGGTATCGACCGCGCTGCTCGGCAGCGTGAGCAGCACCGCACTCTGACCGCCGCCATCCGTCCGCGCCGACATCATCCCGAGATCGGCGAGCGATCCGTACGATGTGCCCCACTGCACGGGCAGATCGGGCACGCCGCGCATGACGCCGTCGCTGGCCAGCCCCATCGCGATGACCTTGACTTGCGTCGCGCCGCCGGCACAGACGAACAGCGGTTCATAGAACGCGCGGAGCTCGCTCGGGTGCGACGCCGGCACGACGTTGGCCGGATACGGCGTCCCGACCGGCGTCGGCCCGAGGATCGGGCCGGTCGTACACGCGGACATGAAGCCGGTCAGGATGATCGCACATAGTCTTCTCATACTTGGCCTATCGGTTGGACAGCCCGTCGGCTATAGATGCAGATCTTCATCCGGCTGAACGGCTGAACGATCGGGAACAGGACGGGAATGGAAGTGCCAAAAAGCCCCCGATCGTCGCAGATAGCCGCCGATGGTCCCGGCGCGGTGATCGGTTGAAATCGGCAGTTTTGTTCAGGAATTCGCGGATTTGGGTGGTGGACGGCAGGAGGCTCGAACTCCCGACCTCCGCGTTGCGAAGACACCTTTGAGGCACCTTTTCCTTAAGGTTTTTTGCGTTTGCTGGGGCGATTGGGAACAGCGTGGGAATGAAATGAGGCCAGTAGCGCCCGAATGTCGCGCACACGCCACGCATTGACACGCGGCGAAATCTTGACGGGTTGCGGATACCGACCTTCTGCCACACCACGCCGCCAGCTTGTTTTCCCGATTGGGAACAGCCGAAGGATGAGCTGTTCTCGCACGAAGGCTTCATTCTCGAGCGGTAATGCCGAGGGGACGTCCTGTTTCGATCGTGGCGGCATCAAGCGCGCGCCTTCCGCGGCTTCCGCGGCGACTGGCTACCGAGCGCGGCGACCATGTCCTCGCGGCTGACCTCGCTATAAATCTCGAGCAGGACGTTCGGCTTTTTCCAATTCCCTTGCTGCTGGACGATCGGCAGCGCCACATTCTTCTTGACCAGCAGATCCGTCGCGCCCGAGCGGCGCGTGCCCCAATGGAAGGTGATCCCGTTCTTCTTTTTCCCGTAGTCCAAATTCGCCTTCCGGCAGAGATATTCGAGCCGTTGCCGGACCGAGCCGGTCCAATCGCGCGGCTCGACGGCTTTCCTGAATTTGGGAAATAGGTATTTGCTATCGTTCCCGGCCAGCGCATCGACGGCGCCGGCGGCGCGCGGCGAGAGCACCATCTCGTACGGCGTGCCGCCTTTCGGATCGCGCACATAGAGCAAACGCCCGTCCCGGTCGGTGTGCTGCAAGTCGAGCAAATCCCCGAGCCTGGCCAGGCCGTCGCGCCCGAGCACCAGGATCGCCGTATCCTGTGCGTCCTCGCAGACGGCGAGCAACTTCTCGAACTCCTCCGCGCTGACGTAGCGGCGCCGCGGCGGCACGATGCGCAACCGCGGCATCCCGACCAGCGGCGACACCTGGAGGTACTTCGGCACGGCGTCGCGCAACATGGCCTTGAGCAGATCGACTTCGCGGTTGATCGTGACCGCTGCGGCCGGCGGCGAGTCCGTCCGGCGCACGGTGTGATACGCCTTCACGCGGTCGCGGTCGATCGCCGTCAGCAGATCGTCGCCGAAGAACGCGACGAGTTGCTTGAGGATCTCGAGTTCGCGGCGGGCGCCGGCGCGATGCGCGATCGTGTCGGTCTTGTACGGCTCGGCGTACTTTGCGAAGCGAATCGCCGGCCGCGCGGTCGGCAACTGATAGAGACGCGCCGCCAGTTCGTTCATGCGCTGGTGGTAGCGATCGAGGGCGAGCTGCTTACTCTCGCGGCGCTGGACCGTCGTGCGGCCGACCTTGATATCAGTCTTTTCCTTTTGTTTGGTCGTTTCGAGAAACATCCACCAATACGGCGATTCGAGCCTGCCGTTTCGCCGAAGACGCATGTAGATGCCCATCAGCGAGCTCGGTGTACCTGAGCTGCTTTCACGATCTGTCGGCGGTATGCGGAATCGGTATTCGTGCGATTGCCCGAACCATAAAATCTTGTCTCGCTGCACAGAAACAACTGATAAACCATTGTCATACCGTCATACTCGCAGTAGCGTGTCGCCTTTGTTTTCGTCTCGCATTAAAGGCAGGTGAGACATGTTCACGTGGCGGCGATTTAGCGTGTGGATTTCTCCCCAGGATTACGACACTATCGAGCAATATCTGCGACTCCCCGACGACATTCGTGCCGCTTGTCGGGATGTCATCGCTTTTTCGGCGGCAAGGGCGGCGGCACGTACCACGATTCCAGCAACTGACGCAAGGCCGTCCGAGCTTGCTCTGGCAGGGCGCGATAGCGTTCCAGAATGAATTGCTCGTCGGGATTCTGCGGGAGATCAAGGAGCGCATGCAGGCCGTGCCCGAACAACGCCGCCATCCGCTGTAAGGTTTCGAGGTCGGCATCGTTCTCGCCACTGAGATAGCGCGACGCCCAGGGTTGCGTTTTCCCGAGCCGGTTGGCCAATTCGTCCTGGCTCATTCCGGTCATCTTCATCCACTGGCGGATCCGATCGCGCGCAAGTTTATCCAGCACGATCGTTGAGTGTAGGGCGGTCGGCATGTCGTGCCCGTGAGTATACGCGATAAGTATA